CAGCTTCACGCCCTGCTGCGTGCAGATGTTGTTCTCAAGCAGGTACGTCAGGATCGACTTGTTGCCCGCCGAGCTGATCACCTGCGACGCCACCCAGCCGAGTTGCGCCGGCGGGAGCATCAGGCGATTCGGCTTGACCTTCCAGCCGGACGCCTGCCATGCCGAAGTCAGGATCTCGTTGACGTCCCTCAGGATCTCGTCGGGCGTCTTCGTGGTCCACTGCGGCGTGCCGCTCGCACCGTTCGCGACGTTCGTCACGCTCGCGACCGCGCTGTTCGAGTTGACCAGGCCGGTGAAGCCGATCTGCGGATCGCCGAAGTAGACGATCTGGTCGATATCCATGTTCCGCTTCAGGTTCATGGCGTCGACCTTCTGCGCGTCGATCGGCATGCCGAGCAGCTGTGACTTGACCAGCTCGGGCACCGTGTACTTCACCTCGGCCCCCCAGAGGCGCATCGGCTGCGGCGTCTTGCCGATATCGACGGACGGCCCGGCGATCGCGTTGCCTTCATTCGAAATCCAGTTCAGACCGTTCGGGTTGATGCCCCCGTTCATGCCGTATGCCGACTTCGTGAACGAAGCCACCTCATCGGCCGCCGATACGTCGGTGCGGATGAAGACGTCACGCGACCACGTGTACTCGACGAGCGGCTCGTTCAGCGTCTGGTCGAGGCGTTCGAGCTGGCCGACCAGAAACGCGCCGGTCGAATCGACCGTGGCGCGGTCGTAGGTGTACTGCTGGTCCTGCGTGCGTGCGCGGATCAGCCGGCGCGTGGCATCCGCCACGGCCGCCGACATCGGGGGCGCCGCGAGCGACGCCCCGGCACGGCGCAGGTGCTTCTGTACGGACATGTCCATGTTCAATGGCTCCAGAAATGCAAAGGCCCCGCGTCAGCGGGGCCAGAGGTGAAGCGCTGTGCAGCGCCGGGAAATCAGATGTTGACGGCGATCTCGACGACGCCGTTGGCGTCGGCGGGACCGGTGAAGTACCAACTGGCGGGCATCGCGACCGTGTTGGCGCTGGTCGAGTCCGCCGCGGCCTCGAAGCCGCCGAGCGGCTTGCCGGTCGCCGCGCCGGCGACGCGCACGTAGACAGTGCCGCCCTTCGTGGTGGCGGCCGTGCCGCCGAGCGAGACCATCAGGTAGCCGCGCTTCAGCACGTCCGTGGCGCCGCTGGTCGGCGGCGTCGACGTGCCGAGCGGATCGGTGCCGTTGCCCTGGATCGGGTACGGGCGCAGGTTCACGCCGTAGACCGACGCCGCGGTGTCGGCCGCGTTGTTGATCGGCTGGATCTTGCCGTTGACGAGCTTCACGGCCACGCCGAACGCCGTCGGGGGCGCCGCGGGGTCGATCAGCTGCGGCTCGATCGTCGCCACCTCGGCGCGCTGCAGGTCGCCGGGGAAACCCGCCGGCATGCGGAATTGATACGCTTCATACGGGGAAGGCATGTCGGCTCCTTACTTGTGGTTCGCCCAGAATTCGGCGTGGACTGCGTTGATATCCTTCTTCTCGGCGGCACCGCTCGCGCCGCCGGCGGCGTCACCGGTCTGACGCGTCATCGCGGCCGTGTTCTTGCCCTTCACCAGCGCGGCGGCGGCGTTGAAGTAGCCCGCCACGACCGCGCACGGCATGCCGGTCACGTCCGCGCCGCCGAGCACCGACTTCACGGTCTCGGCGTTCTCGTTGTCGAGCGCGGCGCGCAGCGCGCGCCGGCGCAGCACGCACAGCGAGTCGGACGTCTTCTTGCGCACCGCCTTCGCGTCGAACGTCGGCAGGCGCACGCCCGGAGCGAGAATCTCGGCCAGCGACAGCGCCTGGCGGAACTCGTCGGCCAGGCCCTTGCTGTCGCCGGTCTTCGCGGCCTTCGTGTCCGAGTTGTCGTCGGGATCACTGTCCATCGTCGGATCGTCGTCCGGGTCGTCGTCGGGATCGACGTCGCCCGTCGGCGTACCACCGGCCTCGAGCTTCGTGACGCGCTCGGCGAGCGCCGTGAGCTTGCCGTCGACGCCCTGCACCGCGGCGAGCACCTTGGCGATCGGGTCGTCGGCGCCGGCACCGCCGCCGTCGTCGCCCGTAGCGCCGGCCGCCGGCTTCGCCTCGGCCGTGCCGGGCATGTGGATGTGGATCTGCGGCTGGCCGTCGCCGGGCTCGGCGCCCTCGTCGCCGGTCATCTCGGTTGCTGCCTTCTCGAATGCATCGGCGTCGCGCGTCATGAATGCCTTGCGCAGCGCGTCGACGAACTTCGAGGTCTTCGTGGTTGCCATTCTGGAATCTCCTGTCGGGAGTAGGTTGGGACTGCTATCCCCGATCGAACAGACCGGGCCACAGCGGGCGTTTTTCACGAGCGCAACGTGGTTTCCCACGATCCGCACCTGACGCGCCCGCCCCGGCGCGATTTGCTCGTAGTCGGCGTCGTATCCGTTGCTGACCTGCGTCAGCTCCTTTGCCTGCACGCGGCGGATCGCCTCCGCGTCCTCGATCAGCAGGTCGGCCAGCATCAACTCGGACTGCGCGCCCTCGCCGCGTCGCACGTTGCGCACGGTGCCGCGAGTGACGGTCATGTAGTTGGCCGGCGTCACAAAATCCGGCGGGTGATCGATCGTGACCGTTTTGGTCTCGAAACTCGCGAGCGTTTCGGGATCGAACAGGACGTCGGCGCCGCGCTCGGCGATGATGATCCCGTCCTTCGCTTCCAGCTCCGGCAGCTCGCTGTAAACGTAGTCCTGAGTGCCGGTGCGCGCGATCGGCACCGCCTCGCAGAGCAGGAAGCCCTCGGGCGTCAGCGACTGACGCTCGCCGATCTGCTCGGCCGTCAGCACGCCCGAGTCGGTGATGCCGTCGCGCGTGTGGGCACGCGCCGGCGTCGCGCGCGCGCCGCCACACACGCAGGCGTGGTCGGCCGTCCGGATTCGAAGGATCGTCATTGGAAAATCACGCCAGAGCGGCGTATGTCTTTGTTACAACAGGGGAAGTTGCAGCGGGTGGGGGCAGCGCTATAATAGGCACGTGGACCCCGGAGGTTTAAACCATCCCGCCCTGGCAGCGGTGAGGTACCTTACTTAAACGGGGTCCTTTTTCATTTCACGAGTCCGTGGTCGTAGTACCGACGCCCGTCGGAGAAGTGCTTCACGGTCAGCATCACGCGGTGCGTGCGCCCGTCGATCGTCACCGGCGCCTCGTAGGTCTCGACTCCCAGCACGTTCACATCCCCGCGCTTGTCGGGTGCGGTCGCGACGAGCTTCGCGCGCTCGAGCAATGCCGGGATTGCCGGAACGGTCCGCACAAGCGCGTCCGACGCGCCGGCGATCGTGTGCTTCACGCCGCTGCGCGTCACCGTGATCTCGTTGCCAGTCGCCCGATTGCTAAACGCCTTGCCGACGAAGTGCGCCTGCGCGTGCGCGAGCGCCTTCTGGCGCAGTTCTTTCATGTCGGCGTAGTCGCCGAGCTCGTCGCCCTTCAGCTTCACCGGGCCGGCAGCCGCGCTACTAACGCTGCCTCTGCTACCGCTCCCTTCCCCGAACTGGCCGTTGGCCGCGCGCCGATGCGCCGACTCGTTCCACCCCGCGGCGTCGCGCGTGTGGATGAAGATGTGCAGCTGTCGAGCCATCAATGGGTACGTCTCAGCTTTCCCACTCGGGGATGTTTGCGGTTTGCCCCGCGAGCGGGTGCGTGCTGTCGGCACAGAACTGAATCCGGCCGTCGGTGATGAAGGAGTGGCAGACGCACTCGGCGCCGCCAGGCAGGTCATATGCAACGCGCAGCGACGGCGTGAACGTCGGCGCATCTAGGCTGCCGTTCCACTGCCAGCGGGCCGGGTGCTGCGCGGCGCAGCCGACCGGGTAGATGACGTGCAGATCGCCGCACGGGCACTCGAACAGCAGCGAGCCCAGCGCGGTGCGGTGTAGCTTCGGCATGGTCAATCCCCAATGACCGGCTCGGCCCAGCAGCGGCAATTCCAGATGCAGCCGGGGTGAAACCGCATGTAGACGCCGTTCTCTTCGACCTCGGGCGGCTCGTCCCACGAGCAGACCTTGCCCTCCATCTCGCGGTGGCCGGGCCGCACGGCGCCGTCACCGCTGGTCCGCCAGATGTAGTGGGTGCTGCCGATGCCACGGGCCCGCGCCTCAGTGAGCACCGTCGACGCGCGCGAGACCTCAGTGCGCGCGATCATGGTGGCGCGGCTCGCTGCCACCTCGCCCGAGGCGGCGATCATCTTGGCGATCTCGCTCGAGCGCGTGCTGTCGGCCAGGCCCTCCAGCGTCAGCTTGTGCACGCGGTCCGCCGCCTCGCGCGGAATCGAGGTAATCAGCGTGACCTGCTCGGCCATGAGCTGGCGCAGCGCCTCGCCGGTCGGCGCGTTCTGGATCTCGTCGCGCAGCGCGCGCGACATGTCGGCCGCGCGCTGCATCCAAGCCCGCTCGTCGCGACGCGACAGGTCGGCCAGCATGCGCGCTGCCGTCGACTCGGCCCACGGCGCGAGCGCGTCGGCGTAGCGCCGAAGCAGTTCCTCGATCGTCGGCGCAAACGACGCGTCGCCGGCCGGGAAGCCGTTCACCAGCACGCCGACCTGCTGCGCGATCTTTCGCAGTTGCGTGCCGTACTGCTGCTCGGGCACGCTCAGGCGGACCGGGTTCTTCTTCCGGCCGCGCTTCTTATCGAGGGTGAGGATCATTGTTCGGTGCGCCCGCCAGTTCGCGCTCCGCCTCGTCGAGCCAGAAGCGAGCCGAACGGAGCGCATCGACCAGTTGGGCCTTCGACCAGGCTGCACCGGCCCGACTCGCCGCTTTCGCCAACTCCGCGACCGCGACACACTGCGCGTTCCGCACTTGAGGCATAGGTGGCGGCGGCCGCCGCGTCGGCGGAAGCTCGGGCATGGGCGTATATCCCGTCGAGAGCGTCGGCCGTTTTCGCTGGAACATGAGTTTTCCTATTGCCGCAGACGGCGGAAGATACGGTGAACGAGCGAGTCGCGCGTCGCGGCCGCGCTCGGCAGTACCGCGCCGCCAGGCAGCGACGTCTCGATCGCCGGCGGCGCGGGCAGTTGCTCGTCCTGCTCGGCCTGTGTGATCGCCTCGTCGGAGATGTCGCCGAACATGCCAGTGTCCGGCGAGGACGCCTTCAGTTCGCGCATGCCCTGGCTGCGGCTCGCGAGGTCGGCCTCGACGGCGCCCGTCACTGCCTGCACCGTCTTCACTGCGATGTCCGCCTTCTCGGCCGCCGTCATCTCCTGCAGCGGCCGGAACTCATAGCCGAAGTCGTCGGGCAATGGCCGCCCGAGCACCGAGCACGACAGCACATCGAGCAGCACGTGCAGCGGGTTCCGGAACTTGCGCTCTTGCCTGGCATGCACTTTCTCGTGGTAGAGCTGGCGCGAGCCCTCGCCGGTATCGCTCAGCCCGGCCGGCTGCTGGCCGAACAGTCGATCGAGCGGGATTCCGACGGCACCGCTGAGCTGCATCGCAAACTGCAGCATCACGTCAGACAGGCCGCTGAAGCTGTACTGATGCGTTTCGAATTTGTCGCTCGCGTCCAGTATCGTCATGCCTTCGTTGGTCTGGCCGGCACGAATCCATTCGATCTGCTTCTTAAGACCTTCTTCAATTTCGCCGCCCGCCGCAAGGATCTCGCGCAGCTTCTCGACGCTAATGACGCGCAAGTGCGCCTTGTAGACGAGTTGCCCCGCGCCAACCGTTGCACTATCGAACGCGATCAGGCGGTCCCACATGGGCTCGAGGATCGACAACCCCCAGCCGTTCTCGCTGATGCGCTGGTAGTACGGCAGCGCCTCGCCGTCGAGACGGATGACGCGGCTGTAGTGGATCTTTTCGCCGGCCAGCGCCACCGACGCAGGCAGCACGTTGTAGAACTTCGGCATGCCCAGGTCCGGGCCGAGTTCGGTCACGAGTTCGCCGACCGGTGGCGCCACCATCCAACGGTCGAGCACGAGCAGGCCCTTGAACTGGCCGAGCCCGATCGTCTCGCGCCGCAGTGGCGTCGACATGTCCTGGCCGTCGATCAGCATCACCGCGATCGCGCCTCCGTACAGCTGTGCCCACTTCCCGGTGTCGCACAGGTGATCCCAGATACCGAGCCGCGTCAGCGCTGTTTCGAGCTTCGTGATGTCGTCAGGCTCGAGGCCGGACATCTCGATGCCCTTCCGGGTCATATCCTCCGGAATCGCGTCGACAGCCGCGCGCACGATCCACGAGCCGCGGTATGCCGCTTCGAGCCAGATCCGGTTGCGGCTCTGGTAAGTCAGCGTGTACTGCGACGCCGACGACTGGTTGTCGGCACCCCAGCCGAGCCGCGCTTGAAAATTGGCGAACGAATCGGACGTGCGGATGCTGGCCGTCGGCGGACGAGTCGCGGGCGCGCCGCGCGCGCCGCTTCGGTTCTTTCGACTCATCCTGCCAACCTCTTCCAGATGTCAATGCTGCGCGCGGCGGGCTGATAGGCAATCATCACCGCGTCCGCGAGGTTCGGTGACTTTGTTCCGTCGGGCGCCTTGTCGATCACAATCTTGCCGACGCCGTTGACGGTGAAAGTCGGCTGCGACAGTTCCATGCTCAGCGCCGCGCGCTCAGGTAGATCCGGATCGATCGAGATGATCTCGTCCGGATCGAATGGCTTCCCTTCCACCACCGCGCGATACGTCGCCTGAAAGCGCAGGCGCAGTGCCCACCACGACTGCGCCTTCAGGTTCGCGAAGTAGTCCTTGTTCTTCCGCTCCTTCACCATCTCCCCGTCCGGGTCGTACACCGGACCGGAGCCGCGGAACGGCTCGTTGCGGATCGACCGCTTGCCGGCCGCCGCGCGCTGCTCGTTCAACACGCGCGCGTCGCCGCGCACGCCGGCGCCGAGCCCATCGGCGTCGTAGTCGAACACCTCATAGCCCCGCACGTCGCAGATGCCGAGCGCGCGGTCGACCGTGCCGAAAATGTCGCCCCCGACACCGGACCAGGATTCGAGATGTTCGAGCAGGAAGCCGTAACGCCCGGCGAACGCGTTCTTGTCCTTGCCCTCGTCGGCAACGTCGAGGCCGCCGCGGCGCGTGCCGCTCGGCGAGATGCCAAGCTTGACGTGCGCTCCGAGCGCCGCCTGCACCCAGGCGGACGGAATCACGACGCCCTCGACGGACGCCGCGTAGTTGATGTCGATTTCCTGAGCAACGACGACCGAATCCAACTCGGCCACCTGTTTCGCGTACCAGGCGTCGTCCTTGCGCGGGTCATCGCGCCAGTGAAAGGTGAACACCTTGATCTTGCCGCTGTGCCGGCGCTGCGCGAACGAGTTGCCCATGCCGTTCGGCGTCGAGATGTCCTGCCGGCAGTTCGTCGTCGCCGACAGCGACGCGTCGACCAGCTGCGGGCGCTCAAGGAACGCTGACTCATCAACCACGTAGAAGCTCGCGCGATCGCCGCGACCGATGCCGTCGCCCGACTCGCCGGTGATCACCGACCCCGTGTCGGGGAAGATGATCCGCATGTGCGGCGCATGCGTGCCGATGTCCCACGAACCGCGGAACTCGGCCGGCAGCAGCCGCAGAAACTCGCGAGCCTTCCAGAACAGGCTCTTCGGCGAGCCGATCTTGTCGACATACTCTTCCTTGCGCGAGCCGAAACCGGCCGCAACTCCTTCGTGGAACAGGCATATCGTGTCGGCGAGGCCGACGGTCAGCCACGACATCCCCATGTCGCGCGTCTTCTCGGTGATGCCAGGCTCACGCGCGCGCCAGCGCTCCATGAACCAGGCGATCCAATCCTCCTGCTTGGGGAAAAGCAGGAACGGGATCGTGGCCGGCAGCCCGCGCTCGACGTTCCGCGGATCGAAAGTCATGCCCCAGTCGATGATGAACTGGGCCGGGTTGTCGCGGTAGAAGGCTCGCAGCGCCGGCAGCACGCCTGGGTTCGCGCGGATGCGCTGCAGGCGCTCCGCTCGCCATTCGAACACCTGCACATAGTCCGGTGCGCGGAAGTCGAACGGGAACGGGATGGGCATGCTATGGCTTCATGAGCTCGGCGTAGATCTTGGCCGCCTCCATCGGATCGTTCGTCTGCGTCGAGATGGCCGTGATCGGGCCGCCGCCCCTGCCGGTGTGTTCGAGACGATGGCGGTTCGTGAACGCGTCGCCGACCTCCTTCGCCGCCTGCTCGAGCAACTGCGCCATCAGCGGCAGGTTCCCGCGCTCCTCGGCCTTGTCGACGGCCGCCGCCAACTTGCGCAGGCGGACCGAGCGGTGCGCGATACCGATGCGCGAAGTGTCGGCGATGAACTCCGCCCGCGTGCTCTCGAAGATGTCCCGGTATTTTTTACTGAGCGTCGCGCCGGCCCGCTTCGTCGGGTCGTAGCGCTCGCACGCCTGCGGCGAAACGACGACACCGAACTCCTCGAGTACCGACTTGGCGGCGCGCGACGGCGTATCGAAGCAGGCGAGCGCCTGCGTGACGAACGCCTTGATGTTGTCGGGAAGTGCTGCCATGGCGGGAATGCTCAGGGGGTTACGCCGCTCGCAACATGCAGGTGCCGCAGGCACGCGCGATGTCGGCGTGACCAACCTCGGGTGCGCGGCGCGCCGCTTCGACCAGCTTCGCCGTGTCGCCGGCCGCGCCGCCGACGCCGTAGCGCCGGACGATGCCGACGAACTCCTCGACGTCGTGGCCGCGGATGCCGAGCTTCGGCAGGCCGTCCTTGGTGAATGCCGGCGCGCCGAACTCGTCGAGCCGCTGGCCCACGTGATATAGCTCGTGCTCCACGAGCGCGCAGAACTGCAGGTCGCTGCACTCGCGCGCGTAGTGCGCGTCCAGCGTGATCAGGAACGCCGGCACGTGGCCGAACCACTCGCAGAACTGCTGCTCCTGCCGGGCTCGCTGCCAGCCGCCTGCGCGGATCATGACCTCCTCGCACTGGCCGATCACGCGGCGCATCTGGCGCGTGTTCTCGGCGGCCGCCCAGAGGTAGGCGATGTCGGCGTCGACCAGGTGCTCGTGGTCGGGATTGCGCAGCGGCGCGCCGTCGGCGAGGAAGGTGGCGGACACCCATTCGGCAAGGCCGTCGGCCGGCGCGATCGGGCGCAGCCAGTTCGACTCGTCAAACAGCGTGTCCGGCGGCGAAGGCCGACAAATGGCAACCGGCGTCCCCGAAAGCAACTTACGCCTCATTCAGCCACCGATTCTTGAGTAATATGAGGGGCTTCCATAGCAATCTAAAAAATCGGCAAATTCACCCAGGTAGCGCAAATCAAAATGGAGACCACCTTGAATCCCGATCAAACCTCAGAAAACCTTTCCGCAGACGAGATCGACGAGCACATCGCCAATAAATATGTCGCTTTTTGCGACATATTGGGATTCTCCGCAAAAATTGCGAACAACTTCGAAGAAACGCTTCGCGTTTATCGAAGCTTCGGCGAACGACTCGACCCCGAATTGATAAAATCCGGTGTCAAACTGACGATGTACTCCGACGCAATCTTGCTTACGTGTGATGAATTAGCTCCACTGCTATCAACGGCTCAAGTGCTTTGGTTTATTGCTCTGACGGAAAATCTGATGCTGCGGGGAGGCGTTGCCTACGGTAGGTATTGGGAGCGGCGTCAGGGTGACCACTTGATGGTTGTTAGCGATGCGCTAGCCGCTGCGGTAAAAATCGAAGGAATGGTAGGTGTTCCCGCAATTGCGCTGTCCGACGACATTAAAATTCCGTTGGATTTCTGGATTGCTCGCTTCGCACATGGCCCCTATGCGGTACCGCTCTTGCATTTTAGAGATCGCAACATCGTCAACCCCTTCAATTCTTTTTGGGGAACGTCCGCCGCGTTTCGCTGCACCCAACTCATGGAAGAGAGCCCAGCCCATAAACAGAAATATCTCTGGTTCTTGGCTCTCCACGATGCGGTAAGCTCCGACGCACAACTAGTCCCCGATCGTGCATTCCGCGAACTACTTGAAAAAGGCATCATCCAGTGGGCGCCGCCAACTGCCGCGCCGGAACAGCCCAACGAAACTCCCGGTAGCCACTGACACCGGGCCGTCACGACAACAAAAAAGCCCGCTTTTGCGGGCTTCTTTTGCGGACGCACGTATGACGTGTATCGAATGTCCCCGATTATTGCCGGTTTTTTCGGCAAGTGCAAGAAATTTTCGCGGCGGGGCGCCGCGCGCTACGCCGCGACGTCGCCCTGCTCGAGTAGCCCGAGTTCGTAGAAGCGCCGTTCGACCGCGCTCCACGCCACATCGGACACGCCCACCCGCTCGGCGGCCACGGCAGACTTCTTGTTCCCGTCGATCCATCGCCGCACCGCGGCGTTGTGGTTGCTGACCGTCTTCACGTTCGCGTCACAATCCTTTGCGATGTCCTCGAGGTTGCGCTTCACGCCGAACACCTTCTCGACGATCGCCCGCCGCACCCGGTAGTGCGAGAACCCGGAGCAGTACGCGGCCGAGGCGTCCGTCAGCCACGAGATCGCCGCCTGCCACTCGATGTTCGGCCGCCAGCGCGAGCAGCACGGGCGGCCGCACTCGCAGGCGAGCTGCTGCGGTGCGGCGCGCGCCACGACCACGCAGAGGTGCAGTTCGGGCAGTTTTTCGATCTCGCTGCGGATCATGCCGGCCTGGCCGGCGCCGTCCAGCCCGACCAACCCCATCCCGGACCCGCCGCCCGGGCCGCGCATGCGCTTCGCCATGATGGTCTCGCCGAACTGCTGCGACGAGTAGCAGAGCGCAAACCGCACGGCGTCGAACGCCGACTTGAAGACGATCTCGCTCACCGCACACCTCGCGTCGTCATCGCCAGCGCGCGGTGCGCATCGAGCCCGCGCTCGTAGCCGGACAGGTTGCTGCTGAAATCGGGCCGGATGCGTGTATCGACATGCGCGTCGGGCTTGCGCCGCGTGCCGGCCAGCGAGTACCAGCGGCCGTCCACCCGGCTCTCCGTGTCCAGCCGCACGAGCGCCGCGTCGATCGCGAGCAGCAGGCGCACGGACGACAGCGGCACACCGAGCTTGGCCGCGAGGTCGGCCGCTCGGTACCGGTTGCCCGGCTTCATCACCCCGATTACCCCGTTGATCGTAAGTTTCACGTTCTTGGTCTTCACGTCCGGCTCCTACGCCCGTTGCAGATTCAATTCGATGGCCTCGATTCGCACGCCCGGCGTGCGCGCGTAGCGTTTCGAGACCCAGAGATCGACGACCTGGCCGTCGTCGACGTACACCACCCCGTTCATGCCGTCTTTCAACGCCTTGACAACGTTGTCGGCGTCCGGCTTCTTCGTTGCGCCGATCTCGCCGGCGGCGGCGGCGATCTGGCGCTTTTGCGACCAGCTGGCCGGGATCGGTACGCCGATGTTCACGATGAGCCGGATCGGCCCGGGATACGGCTCGGCGCTGCGCATGGCGGCGCGCGCGGCCATCTTCACGAGGTTCTCGTACCGCTCGGTGGCCTCCGGCGTGAACGTCCGGACGTGGGCGCCCTGGCGCGCGAAGCGTGGCCGGCCCTTCGCGACGGGCGTGCCGGGCACAACGAACTCGACGCGGCGCGCGACGGGCGACTCGGCAATGAGGGATTGCTGGCTCACCTCAGCACCTCCAGCGAGAGCCGGCCGAGCCGGTAGACCTTGCGATGGCCATAGCGCTCGGAGAAGTAGCGCCGGTAGTCGATCTCGATTGCGAGCCCCTTGCCGCGCACCCGGAAGCAGAGGCCTTTGCGGTGAGCGCAGACGAACGTGTCGCGCGAAAGTTTGATCAGCATACCCGCGCCTCCCGGGTCTTCCACGCACGCTCGACGTCCTCGCGCAGCCGGCGGGCCGCGTCGGCGCCGCGCTTCGACTCGACGGACAGCAGGTAGGCCTTGCGCACGGCTCGGCTGCTCATGGCGAGCACGTGGCGAACCTCACACTCATGGCGGCGTTGCTCGTCGTTCATCGCCCAGTTCCCCCCAGCATTGCGCCGGCCGCGACGGGCCCGGCAGAGTTGCGAAACGCGCGGTTGTGGTCGTCCCACCACGGGCCATCGCCCGCGGCGCGGAACACGCGCAGCTTGAAATCGGGACACGTCTCGTGCTCACCCTGCTCGAGATCGAGCGAGCGGCCGTGCGCGACGATGCCGGGCCAGCTGGTCCACCACGGCCCGGCGGGCGCGGCGCGCGCTCCGGCGCCAGTGCGGCCCGCCCGCGCGGCAATGGCGTCAGGCAGGATCGAGTTGAGCAGGCCGACGTTCAGCGGCTGGTCGGACTTCTCGCGCTTGCGGCGCGCCAGCGCAAAGCCGATCGCCGTGCGCAGGTCGTCGGGCGTGGCACCGAGCGCTGGCCACCCGGCCACGCGTTCGTCGTCGACCACGAAGGCCACGCCGCAAGAGCGCAGGATCTCGACGAAAGCGGCGGCGGCGTTCGGCGCGTCCTCGCGCGTTACTGCCTGTGCTGTGCCGCCGCCGCTTGTGTTTACTTCTTGGTTATTGGTTATTGGTTCTTGGTTAGTTTTAGAACCGGTTACGGATTGCCCCCCGCTGGCATCCGGATCAGAACCGGATGGAAACCCAGTGGGTTTTTCTTGGGTTCCAGTCGGGTTCTTTTTGCCACCCGATCCGGGTCCTGTTGGCTTCTTCGGCCGGCCGCCCTTCTTCCCGTTCTCCTGGGCGGTTTCGGCGCGCGCGCGGTACGCTGCGATCTCGATTTCGCAGCGATCGTGGACGTAGCCGTCTTCGGTCTGGGTGAACTTGAACCGGAGCAGGTTCGCGACCGCTCGACGCTCGTCGTCGCTGCTCACGCCCACGGCGTAGCACACCGCGTCGAGATCGAGCGGGAGCGGCTTTTCGGTGTCGTAGTAGACGTCGATCAGGTCGCGGTAGATCCAGCGCTCCACGCGGCTCATGTTGACCGTGCCGGAGCGAAAATCGCCGATGTGATGGGGGTAGTAGTTCATGGGCGCCATTCCTCCACGAGCTTCGCGCCCTTCGACCGATTGCACGGCCGACAGGAGGTTACGAGGTTCTGTTCGGTGGTCGGGCCGCCGCGCGACAGCGGCACGACGTGGTCGGCTTCGAGGTAGACGCCGCGGGCGCCGCAATACCGGCAGGTGTAGTCGTCGCGCGCGAAGACGACGGCGCGGATGCGTGCCCACTCGCCGGACTCCATCTCCAGGCGGCGAATCATCCGCGCCTGCAGGCGCAACTTGATCGGCCAAACGCGGCGCGCGTGCGCTGCCACCACGGGGTGATACAGGCGCCCATCGGCGCACTTCACCCAGCCGCGCAGCGCGTGGTCCTTCACGCGCTTCCAGTTCTTCGCCTGCGACAGATGGCCGAGCATGCGGTCATCGGCAGGCAGGCTGGCCGCCGGGATCTGGTGCCAGATCTCCAGCCACAACGTGATCGCGGCGGCGCGCTCGTCGCCGGTGCCGAGCACCCACGTCTCGGATGTGAGCAGGCGCTTTACCTCGATCGGCATGAACGGAAAGTCGCGGAGGTTGCAGTCCGCAGGGGTGAGAGGATTCGGGAGGTCAGTCACTTTCGATCCTTCCCTGCAAGTCTAATTTTGTTAGCACCGCAAATTCTGAAGATATGCAAGACTCTGGATTTGCGAGCCGTTGTGACGCAGCGAACTAAACCTGGAGCAAAAACTAAGTGACGAAATTTCATGTAGTGCTGCAACCGGACCCCGCCTTTGGCCACTATCTGAAGAAGGCCTGTGAACGGGACAACGTACAAATTGTGCAATTCCGAAACGGTGTCGAAGGTATCCCCGACCACATAATCGTGACGTGCTCCGCCATCGATCGAACCGATATCGGAATGGTGCGCATCACTCCAAGCTGGCCCGAGAACCAATTGGGAGAGCCCCCAGAGCACATACTTCTTCATCTCGCGAGAATCTTGTGGATTGTTGAGGCTGAGGAAAATCAAGGTCCGATTGGTTTTGCTGTCGGCACGAGCAAATAACTGCCAATTACAGGCAGACGGCGCCACCTTGCACCGGCAGATTGGTCGCGGCTGATTCGTGAGATCAACCGACTTGGCCGTTTGTCGACGCTGCACGCTGGCGGCGACGAAGTCGCGCGAGTAAGCGCTCATGCCGACTCCCGTGCGATCGCTGGCAGCGGCTCCGCCGCCGTTTCAAGCGCCGCCTGCACGCGCTCGAGTTGAGCGCGCAGCCGCTGAATCTCGCGGTCCGCGTTCAACCGGCGCGCCGCCTCGTGACAAGCCTGAGCGATCGCCATGGCGTCCGCATTGCGGCGCAGCCCGAGCGCGGTCGCCAGCTTGGCGCGCGCCTCATCGATCAGCGTGGCGTCGCGCTGCGCGCGCTCGCGCGAGCGCGCCAGAATCAGCTTGCGCTCGTCCTCGGCTTCTTCCGCGACCTTGTTGAGCTGCTCCGTCGCGCGCTGCAGGCGCCGTTCGGCCGAGAGCCGGTCGCGCACCGCGTCGGCGACCAGGTCGCCGAGCTTCTCCCGCAGCCGCTGATCGAGCTTCCACTCACTCATGACATCGGCGCGGCCTTCACGTTTCTGCCGATCCACCTCCCGAGCCAGCCCGTCAATAATCAGTTTTACCCACGCGTCGCGCGGCAGGTTCTCCATGTTCTTCAGCGTCGGGCCCTTCAGCGAGCGCCAGCCATCGGGCCCGCGCACGATGAGGCCGCATCCGGCCGGGATGTCGTCCTTCTTGAGCAGACCAGCCGGCGCGGCGAAGATCACGCCGACGGCAAAGCGCAGGTAGGAGGTCCATTTCCCTGCGGTGACGTCGCGGCGGAAGTCGGCCACGCTGATCTTGCACTCGTAGGCGACCGGCTGGAATCGCGAGAACGAGCACGGCACCGAGTAGACGTCGGGCCGCGGCGAGCCGGCCGGACCGAGTTGCATGTCGGTCCAGACGAGGCGGTCGGATGTGCCGCGCAGGTGGGCGGCGAGATCTCGGGCGAGATCGTCGTGGTTCCAATTCATGCTCCCTCCGCCGGGCGTGCTACGATCGCGCCAAAATAAACATCGGGGTCGTCATGAAACGCGCGTGGGAAGTTATTCACCTTGCATTCGTCGCACTGTTGATCGCTATTGGCTTTTTGGGAGTCACCTGCGTCGCCATCGCGATATTTCACGCGAACGTCAAGCCGCAAGATTTTTGGACGGCAGTCGGAGTTCCAGTCAATGCACTGGTCGCACTTGGCACGTTTGGAGCAGCGGGCATAGCACTGTGGATTTCGAAAGATCAGCGCAGACAGCAGAAAAGTGACGACGCCATACGAGCCAGCCTTTTCGCAGCCGGCGCGGTCCCGAAACTTGAGAGCGCACTTTGGAAGACTGGATCCGCATGTGTTGCCGTCGAATTTGCCTGTACCAATCTTCAGGATGTAAGTGCACAGACAGCCGATTCGCTTGAAGAACACGCGCAAGCAGCCAAGAGAGCTGCGGAAAGTCTTGAGGGAATTCCGTATCTCAGCTTCGACGAGATTCGAAGCATGGTTGAGCTGCCCGATAACTGCGCGATGCAAATCGAAGCGGCACAAGGACGCATGCGTGCCGCAATGGCAGATCTCCGCGAAGTGGACGTCAGACAGACAGGACTGGCCAAAGAAATCGCCGAGATCTATGCGGACGAATATAGTGACCACGACATGAAACTGGAACTTAAAACGATGCACGTCGATATTGACGCTCAGTATCAAAGCGACCTCTTGTCCAGCGCCCAGGACCGACTCACTGAAGCGGAAGCGCTGCTCAAGAACGCCATTCGATTGTGCACTGACCATTGCAGTGCAATTGACACCAAAATCTTCGACGCCAAGTACGGCAATGGATGAGCCAAGTATGGTCGTGCGTTGAGACAGATGCATCACCACGCACCCTCGTTCGTGTTGTCGATCGGCGCGGCGTCGGGCCGCACGCGCTCGAGCATCCAGAGCTGGTCGGGCCGATACGCGGCGTGGTCGCGCGGCGGGTCGCGGTAGATGAAAAGGTGATGCTCGCGCTCGAAGCCCTGATAGACCATCGGGCGGCCGAGCTTGATTGCGAACAGCTTGCCGACGTCGCGCGCAGACAGATTCATGCGACCGCCTGGCGCGTGGCGAACATCTGCTGCACGTAATCGCCGATGGCCTGTTGGCTCAGGCGGCGGTACTGCTCCTCGGCGCGGCGCGCCTGGATCGCGAGCCACTGGCGCGGGTAATCGCAGCCGGTGAACATGCAGAAAGCGTTGAGCTTCACTGCATGGAACGGCCGCTTGCCAGCGATCACGTCGCTGAAGTGTGGATAGTGGATGCCGCAGTACGTCGCGAGGGTCTTGCGATCGAAGCGGCGCAGGCCAAGTTCGAGCGCGCGCGCGAGGCACTGCTCGAACGTCAGCGCTTCGACCTCCGCCTCGGGCAGCCGCGCGGGCTCGACCCAAGGCGCGAACATCCTCAATTCGATCTGTCTCATACGAAAAATCAATCGTGACCCGGTTGAATTCCAACTTGGCTCCCCGGACGGCCGAGGTGCGAAATAACGGCCGGTACAAGGACCGGCCAACCTGAAAAGATGCGAACCACCGTCATGAGAAAATCGAAGGCTCTGACCTCTTCAACCCACTCTCAACGGGGTTCGCATGACCACAACAATCGAGTCGCTTGTGATCGAAGCCGGCACGCTTACATCCATCGGCGAATACAGCTTCGCGGCACTACCACGACCCGAGGACTGGATCGAAATCACCAACGTCGACGATTCCGCGACGATGTACCGTGTGGTCAAGGTCGTGCATCCGGCGGATGGCAATTTCCCCGACATTTACGTACTGCGTCTCGGAGACAATCACGAAGCACTGGATCGCCTTGCATCGGAACAATTCGGGCCCGCATAACGCGCTCGACCGCTGCAAAGTCTTCGGCGCCGAATAGCACGACCGCGAGCAAACGGCGACCGGTCATCGATGACGAGAGGTCGAGCAGTTCCCAGTCGCGCGTGATCGCGAAGCCGGCCTGCGGACCGCACTCGCGCTTCGCCGGTGCAGCGGCCGGCAGCGGCGGGCGCGCGCCCTCAGCGTCGCTCTCGATCAGCACCGGACGTCCGAACCGATCGATCGCCATCCGCGCCTCGGGCTCGGTCGGCGCCGCGACGGCCTCGTTCAGATGCCTGACCTGCTTGACCATCGCGCCGATCAGCGCCGGGATCTCCTCGTCGGCGCGGTCGCACGCGAACTTCCTGTCCGCGATCGCCCCGCAGAGGGTCGCGGTCATGATCTCGACTTGGCGCGCGGTGATGCCGCGCGGCCCGGCGATGAGGCGTGGCTGCTGGTCGGGCGCTCGCGGCGGCAGAGCACTGGTATCGAACGGATTCACGCCCCCTCCTTCGTCTCGGCCAACTTCGATTGGTAGAGGTTCATAAGCGACGAGGCCAAGTGATATGACGGCCTGGTCTTTCCGATTCGTCCGCTCTGGATTTCAGAAATCGTTGGCTGCGAGCAGTCGACCGCGCGAGCAATCTCCACTTGGCTCATGCCAAGGCGCTTCAGTTCGAGAGCAATGAATTGGAGGTCCATGCCGGCAATTATAGGTTTGCCGATTTTTCTGTCAATAGGCAAACCGATACTCACTTGTATAAGAATACCTATATGACTCTCGACACCTACGGACAAAGACTGAAGAGCGCGCGCCAAGCCGCGAAGCTCACTCAAGAGCAGTTGGCTCTCAAGGCCGGGCTGCGGCAGGGCACTATTTCCGAGCTGGAAAACGACAATTACGCCGGCTCATCGAAGACTGCAGAGCTGGCAGAAGCACTAGGGATAGATGCCCTCTGGCTCGCGCAAGGGATTGGGGATCGCGTCGTCGGAAGTGGCGTTATAGGTGCCTCCAGCGCCTCGCTCGCCTCGGCCGTAGTGGCTGCGAGTCCTGCAGCCAAAGAGGCTATCCGCGCGATTCTGCGAGCTGACCTTGCGGGGGAGTCACCAGAAGCCTTGAAATTGATCCTTCGGCTGTTTCCGGAGAACGACGTGCCGGGAAAGCTTGAGCGCTAAGAGCCGCAAGGGCTTCTGCTGCTTCGCATTCAGATAGAGGCACTAGCGATACATCTTCAGCAACGAAGCGTCGCGTCGCGACGTATCCTCTCCCATCCTCTCTTATCGTTAGCGCTGGATCCCCCAGCAGCAGGGTCATCCACCGTCGCCCTGGGCGCCCCGCTTGGACGTGGACGATTTGACCGATCAGAAGCTCGTTCCAAGCCTCCACAATGCGAGCCAGATCACCTGGCTTGCACCGCAGCCCACCCCGCCTGACATCGCACCGACTCATCTTCGCTCCCGTTCGACTCGTCCATTTAACTGTATTTTTATACAGTAGTTTGCCAAGGTTCGCGATGTGATTCAACTCAATTTGACCTTCGCCTTGGAAGAAATTTTTACCGCAAGGTGGCACATGACCTGCGATAGACCGCACTCGTCCCGGGCCGCGACAAGCTTGCCGCAATATAGGGAAATCTATGTTGTTACAAATTTTGCGACGGAATATCGGCAAACCTATTGACGCCAGATATCGGTTTCCCTATATTTCATCCCAACGCGTCACCCTGTGCCGCGCCACCGCCGAAGCGGATCGCTCTCTAACAACCGAAGGTGTGACCGGGACCGCGCAAGCGGAGGAACCGGCCGGGGTGATCTGCCCCGCGAGTCAGGACGGCCGTCGCGGAAAGCCGCGGCGGTGTGCAAGATCCGAGCGAACCTGACGCAAGACAGCCAGCAACACGTGACCGATGGCGTCGTAATCGGCACAACCCTCACGCGGCCCGGAGCCGGCCGACCGGGAGTAGCCGGGCGCGTGAGCGAGCAGTTCTCACCGGTGGCGGTTCGTCATCTCGAGGCGTCACCGGCGAGCGCTGCAGCGTTCGCAGATGCTCCCCACCGAAGACCAACCAGGAGCACTTCATGGCATTCAGCTTCAACCTCGGCGATCGCGTTGCAATCGCCGCCAGCGGCGAAACCGGCAAGATCATCGGGCGGGCCGACTACGCGGAATCGGCCAAGAGCTACTTCGTTCGCTACAAGGCGGCAGACCGCCGTGCGGTCGAAGCGTGGTGGAGCGAGGGCGCGCTGGACTGGCTCACGCGCACCTCGCGCAACAGCGATGAGTAACGCCCGCGCCCGCTCCGCGGGCCACTCAGACGGGACGCCTGGAAGTCGTCGAGGCGACTCTAAATAGCCCGTACACGCTCACATCGTTAGCTGTATCAGGCGTCCCCTCTGAGTGAGGTATCACCGTCACAATCCAAGACAGAAATTTGATTAGTTGTCCTACTTAACAGAGGTCGATATGACCACCACCAACGAGAGCAGCACCGACAACCGCTTCTACCGCGAGACGACCACGCGGCCGGCCGACGGCGGCCCGGCGTTTCCGAGCGGCCTCACCGCTAAAGAAGTGAAGTTCGCCAATGGCCGTGTCGAAGGCGCCTACGTTTCGGAGTTCGCGTCGTCTGCAACGGGCCTTTCCCTGCGCGACTACTTCGCGGCGAAGGCATTAATAGGGCTGATTGCAGAGCCTTTCATCGAGGGTTCGGGCTCGACCGTTTCACATCTCGCTAAAGGGCTGCCCCTTGACAAGCCCGGCGACCTTTTTGCGCGTGCGTCGTATCTCTTGGCCGACGCCATGCTCAAGGCGCGAGGCTGACATGCTCGCACCCGCCACCGAAAACGCTCAGCAGTTCTGGAGCGATCGACAGCATCAGCAGTTCAACGACGCGGCCGACGCGCTCGCCGAGCGCAACGAAGCCATCGCCGAGCGCGTCACATTCGACGTGCTCCCCTTCACCACCGAGCAGATCGCGCAGCTGGACGCCGCGCTGCGCCGCGGCTGGACCGAAGACGTGATGCTGGTGTGGGATATCTGCACAGGCGAGCTGCAGGCCGAGATCGCACGGCGCATCGCCGCGGCCGACCGGGCCGAGGGGCCGCTGACCAAACCGCGCTACCCGATGACCTACTGCTCGCAGTGCGGCGCCGAGCTCGGCCCGGGCAACTCGGGCGTGAGCCACTGCAGCGACGACGGCGCGCCGCCCCGCGAGGTCTGACATGGGCCTTGACCACCCCACCATCCTGATCGGCGCCGCCGTCGCTGCGGCCGCTGCCCTGCTCGTGCGCTGGTGCCTGCGGCGCTTTCGCGCCGCGCTGAAGCAAATGGAGCGCGACGAACACGTTCACCACGACTGAGAGACCGCATGACCACCAACCAGATCACACGAGCCGACGTCGAGCGGCGCATCGAAGGACTCGACGGGAAGACGCAGAAAGCCGTCGCCTGCGCACTGCTCGGCCACAGCCGGATCATCACGCGATGCCTCGGCTACGTCTACTGCGGCCGCTGTCAGGCGCCGATCGGCGACACGCTCGGCAGCATCTTCGAGATGGCCGACAAGGTTGTCATCGGTCACGGCTGTGACACCTGCCGCACGAACTACGGCACGCTCGACTGGCGCGACAAGCTGCTGACGGCTGATCCGTTTCCCAATGCGGCCGAGCCGACGCGGACGGGAGGCTGACATGCCGACCCTCAAGTCCCCAAACGAATGCGACGACATCGCCGAGAAGGTCATCGCCGACTACGTGCGCGCCTGCGGTGCGTATGGCAACCCGGTAGCAATCGCGAAGGTGATCGAGTTGCTGATCAGCAAGGCTGCCATCGGTATTGCGATGGTTGGCAGCGAGCCGACCGCGCAGCAGATCCTCGATCGAACGAAGCGCACCACGGCCATGTTTGCCGAGGTCAACCTGCGGAGCGCGAACTGATGCGCGCCCTCTCCCTTCCCCGGCCGCGCGCCGACAACGCGCTCCTGGCCGTCGCGGCGAGGCGCTCGCCGCTCCGCTACGTGATCGAGGGCGCCGCATGGGCGGGCGCGTGCGGCGTCGGCGTCGGCGCGCTCTGGTACAGCGCGCTGCTGGCGCGTGCAGGGGGCTGGCTATGAAGTCTCTCGCCCACCTCACCAGCCGTCGCGCGAAGTTCGAGGCGTTCCTCGTCGAACGCGGCGCGCAGATCCTGCAGCCGACGAACGAGTGGGAGGCGCTCCGCTTCAAAACCTCGCGCGGCACGTCGATCGTTTACTGCAACGCGCGTGGCGGCGTCACGCCAACCGGCGAAGCCACAGCAGCATGGGATGCGTTCGAGAAATGCAAACCTTGGCGCGCGGCGCCCGCGCCGAAGAAGCGCGTCAAGGGTCGCGAGCGTTTGCTCCCGCTGTATCAAGCGCTGCTGAAGCGCGACGGCGCCGCATGCTTTTACTGCGGCGAGCCGACCGACGAAGCCGACCGGACGCTCGAGCACCTGGTGGCGCGTGCACACGGCGGCCCCGACCACCTCAGCAATCTCGTCCTTGCGCACCGCCGGTGCAATGCGAACGCCGGGCACCTCAGCGCGATGGAGAAGATTCGCATGCGAGAACTCGCGAGGCAACCGTGACGCCCTTCGACTACCTCGGCCAATTGCTCGATCGCGCCTACGCGAAGAACAAAGCGCTCGGCTTTCTCCTTGCGCTGCTGATCGTCGTGGTCGCTACCGCCGCCGCCGCGCTGCTCGATCAGGACGGCACGTCCGCTGCGCGCGCCATCCCCACATCCACCCGCGAGGCCGCACCGAGCACGCCGCGCGAATCGCAGTCCGGCTCGGCCGCGCCGCGCGCACGCGCACCGCTCCACGCGTGAGCCACCAACCACCTGGAGCCTTTCATGAAAACCATCGACACCCATCCGGTCTCGTCATCGCAGGTCCACAGCATCGGCTACGACGCCGGAGCGGAGACGCTCGCGGTCCGCTATAAGGACCGCAAGACCGGCGCGCCGACGTCGCTGTACCATTACTCGAACTTCACGCAGGCGAACTACGACGCGCTGCGGACGGCTGACTCGATCGGCTCGCACCTGTACAAGCACATCAAGCCGTTCCCGGAGCGCTTCCCGTATGTGCTCGTCGAGTCGGTGCCGGCGCCCGCGCGCGCCGCCGCGGTGTCGACCGCCGACGGCGCCGACGTTGAAGGTGCGGCATGACCCCGTCCGTCTACAAGGTGCGCGCCTCAAGCTGGGCGGCACTTTTCGAATGCGCTTACCGGTGGCAGGGCATTCACCTGCTCGGCATGCGTAACGTCGTCGGCCTGCGCGCGGCGCTCGGGACCGCCATCCACGCCGGCACGGCCGCCTACGACCAGAGCGTGCTCGACGGCGCCGGTCTGACCGCCGACGACGCGGCCGGCGCCTTCATCGACAAGCTGCACGACCCGTCGAACGAGTACAACCCGGCCAGCGACGACCTCACGCTGCGCGAGGCCGAGCGAATCGGTATCGCGCTCACGACGAAGTATTGCCTCGAAGTCGCGCCGCGCTACGACTTCGTCGCCGTCGAGATGGAGACGAAACCGCTTGACATCGACTGCGGCGGCGGGATCGTGATCCGCCTCACCGGCACGATGGACCGGGCGCGCGTGCGGCGCACCGCGCTCGGCCCGGGCATCGCCGATCTGAAGAGCGGCGCGCGCGCCGTGGCCGACGGCGTCGCGGTCACGAAGGGCCACGGCCCGCAGATCGGCGCCTACGAGATGCTGTACGAGCACACCACTGGCGAGCTGATCGCGGACACGGCCGAGATCATCGGCCTGAAAACGAAAGGCACGCCCGAGATCGCCACCGCGCCCGTCAAGAACGGGAAGCGCGCAATGCTCGGCGGCGACGGCGAGCCCGGCCTGATCGAGTTCGCAGCGGACATGTTCCGGTCCGGCCGCTTCTTTCCCAATCCGAAATCACTGCTGTGCGACGCGAAATTCTGTCCGCGGCACGGCACTTGTCGCTTTCACGAATAACCCCGAGACCACCATGACCCAGACCACTACCCTCGAAGCCGTTCGCTCGCCCGCCGCGCGCGAGGCGGCACTTCCCGCTGTCGCCCCGGGCTTCGGCTCTCTCCAGTCCTTCGAGCTGATGCAGCGCGCGGCCAACCTGCTGGCATCGTCGACGCTAGTGCCCGCCGCGTACCGCAAGGTGATCGAGAAGCTCGATCGCTACGGCAACGTGAAGGAATCGCGGGATAACCCCAACGCGCTTGCGAACGCAGTCGTCGCGCTGAACATGGCGCAGCGCATGGGCGCCGACCCGCTGATGGTGATGCAGAACCTGTACATCGTCGAGGGCCGGCCGTCCTGGTCGTCGCAGTGGATCATCGCTGCGGTGAACGGCTGCGGCCGCTTCTCGCCGCTGCGCTTCGACATCAAGGTGATCGGCAAGCGCGAGGTCGACTACACCGAGACGTACTGGGAGAACAATCAGCGCCAGCAGCGCACGCGCAAGGTGCCGATCGTCGACAAGGTCTGCGTCGCCTGGGCCGTCGAGAAGGAGACCGGCGATCGGCTCGAATCGCCGCCGGTATCGATCGAGATGGCCGTGAAGGAAGGCTGGTACACGAAGAACGGCAGCAAGTGGCAGACGATGGACGAGGTGATGCTGCGGTACCGCACCGCGTCGTTCTTCGGCAAGCTCTACGCTCCCGAGCTGCTGATGGGCCTGACGAGTGTCGAGGAAGTCGCGGACATCGTCGACGTCCACGACGACGGCAGCGTGTCGGTGAGCCGCACGACGGTCGACGAACTGCGCGGCGGTCGCGCCCAACCGGCCGATGAGGTGCCGCACGCGACGTCCGCCGCGCAGACGCACGAGCAGCACGACGAGGATTCGCCGGCCGACGATGGCCAGGCCGAAGATCCCCCGCACGAGGACGCACCGGCCGCTGGCGACGATGCCGGCGCCCAACAAGGCGGCTTCGACTTCGACGTCGAGGGCCTGGTGCGCGGTATCCGCGAGGACATCGAAGATGCGAAGACGGCCGAAGAACTCGATCTCGCGCGCAGCATGATCCGCGACGTCCCGGACGAAGCCGCCAAGGCTGACCTGAACGCGCGCGCCGCCGCGCGCATGCGCGCCATCACCGCCGCCGCCGAGCAGGCGGCCGCCAAGCCCGCGGCCGCCACCCGCCGCCCGCGCGGCCCGATCAGCGCCGACTAACCAGCATCCACCGACCACACCGCCATGAGCGAAAACGTACTCAACATGACCGCTGCGACGATCGGCAAGGATCTGTTGTCGGCCGTCGTCACCGAACTGAAGCTGCTGCCCGACGTGTGGGTGAAGCTGTCCGAGAACAAGCAGAACGACGTGATCGACCGCCTGCGCGCCTGCGTCGAGCACAACGTGAAGATGGCCACGCACCTGATCGCGAGCGATGGCCGGGTCACCGTGCAGGGTGACCTGGAGCAGCTCACCATCAAGGACGGCGTCAAGGCCACGGTGAAATTCAGCAGCGCGGCGCCGAACCTCCACGACCTCTACGACGCCCAGGGCAAGGCTGTGCTGCTGGTCGTCGCCAACCCCGCCGAGCACACCGGTGGCATGGACGAGGTCCGCGGCGAAGCCGACCAACGCAGCATGGATCTCGGCCGCGAATACACGGACGACGACGGCGACGGCATGGACGGGCCGCCGGACGATGTCGTCGACGCCGAGTTCCGCGAGGTGCCGCAGCTCGGCGACGGCCCGACGCAGGCGCAGCTCGACGAGCAGACCGAGGCCGGCCGCGACGCGGCCGCGGCCGGCAAGCCCGAAAGCGAGTGCCCGATGATGCGCGGCGAGCTCTGCATCGCATGGGTGAAGGGCTGGAAGGCATGGCACGAGGAACAGTCAGCGAGCGAGCCGCTCTACGCTGAGGCTGTGGCCTTCGTGATCGCCGGCCAGCGCGCGTCGATCAGCGCACTGCAGCGACACTTGCGCATCGGGCACAACCGCGCCGCGCGGATCATGGAGATGCTGTCTCAGAACGGCGTCGTCAGCCAACCCGACGAGAAGGGCAACTACAAGGTGCTCAAGCCGCGTGACGGCGAGGAGGCAGCGTGAAAATCACCGGGATCTATGCCCAAAACGTCCTGGGCGTTCGCTCGGCCGACATCCGGCTCGGCCAGCCCATCGCGCTCTTCGCCGGTCCCAACGGAGCCGGCAAGAGCAGCCTGCAGGAAGCCGTGCGCATGGCGCTGACCGGCGACACGGTGCGCGTTTCGCTGAAGAAGGAGTACGGCGCGCTCGTGACCGAGGGCGCCCAGTCTGGTCAGATCGTGGTCGAGTGCGGGCCGCACGCAAACAGCATGGCGCTGCCGAAGGGCAAGCCGAAGCGCGAGATCCCAGACGATCCGCGCCTGCCGCTGGTGCTCGACGCGCAGCGCTTCGCCCAGTTCGGTGCTGCCGAGCGGCGCGCGTTTCTCTACGATCTCATGGGCGTCAAGATTGGTGCCGATCAGATGCGCGCGCGCCTGCTTGCGAAGCTCGGCCTGCGCGCCGACGCGGTGCCGGCGCCGACCGCAGCGCGGCTCGCGCCGATCACGCCCATGCTGCGCGCCGGCTTCGAGGCCGCGCACAAGGAAGCCGCCGACCGCGCACTCGCCGCGAAGCAAGCCTGGCGAGTCGAGACGGGCGAGACCTACGGCAGTCAGAAAGCGCTCACCTGGCGTCCGGCCCCGGTCGAGTTCGACGAAGCCGCGCTGCGCCAGCTCGTCGCCGACCGGACCGCGATCGATGACCAGATCGGCGACCTGCAGCAGCAGATCGGTGCGGCCGATGCGGCCGACGCGATGGCGCGCTCGCGTGCGGCGAAGATCGCCGACCTGCGCACGCGCGCGGCCGGCTACGCGAAAGCCGTCGAATTGCAGCAGCTGGCCGACCAGCAGCTCGCAGAGTTCGAGCCGCAGGTGGAGGCGCTGCGCGCGCGCGCCGGCGTGGCGCCGGCCGGTACCGAATGCGCATGCCCTGACTGCGGCGCCCTGCTCCGGTATCTGAACGGCGTGCTGACTGCGGCCGCAGAGGCCGGCCAGCGCGACGACGACGCGCTCGCGAAGCTGCCCGAGTACGAGAAGTCGCTCACAACGCTGCGCAACGCGGCGGCGAACCGAAAGCGCGACGCGGACGCGGCGGACAGCGCGGCCGAGCAGCTGCGTGCGCTCGAGGATGAGGCCGAGGACGGCGGCGCGGCCAGCGCGCGCGAGAGCGGCGATGCCGCGCGCGTCGAGTTGGATGGGCTCCTGAAGCGGCGCAAACAACTCGACGTCGAGATCTCGACCGCGCGGGAGATCGAGCGGCGCGCCGCCGGCGCCGCCGACCAGGCGAAGCGCGCCGCCGCGCTGCACGAGGACGTTGCCGCATACGAGGCGATCGCCGACGCGCTGGCGCCGAACGGGATCCCGGCCGACCTGCTGCGCGAGGCGCTGGCGCCCGTCAACGACGAACTGCGCGAGATGGCGAAGATGTCGGAGTGGGCCGTCGTGACGATCACCGACGAGATGGAGATCCTGGCCGGCGGCCGGGCGTATGGCCTGCTGTCCGAGTCCGAGCGCTGGCGCGCCGACGCGCACCTGGCCGCCGCGATCGCGCACTTCAGCGGCCTCAAGCTGCTGGTGCTCGACCGTGCCGACGTCCTGATCGGCGAGGAACGGAACCGGTTGTTCTACTGGCTCGACGACCTCGCCTACCTGAACAAGATCGACACGGCGCTGGTGTTCATGAGCTTGAAAGCGCCACCGAGCGGGCTTCCGCCGAGCATCGAAACGTACTGGGTCGAAGGTGGCCACGTCGCGCCGGCTGGCGCGCAGCGCGCGCAACGGGAGGCAGCGTGAAAGAGCAAATCGAGAAGCACCTGGCTTCGGCCGGCGAGGCCACGGCGAAGGCGATCGCGAAGGCGATCGGCATTGAGCTCGGCGAAGTGCTGAAGGTGCTGAACCAGATGACGAATACCGCGCTGCTCGAACGGGCGAAGCGCCCGGGCGGCGGCAACGAGTTTGTGTACTGGCTGGCGCGCGGCACGTCGGCGGAACCGGGCAACTCCGGCGCGGTCCCTTCCGCGCCCGCCGCGCCCGCCGCGCCCGCCGCGCCCGCCGCGCCCGAGCCGGACGACACCGACGCACGCATCGTGCACCTCGCCGCCGACGTTGCACGCCTCATCACCGAGCGCGACGAAGCGCTCGCGGTAGCGCAGCGGCTGCGCGCGAACTGCGCGGCGCTCGAGGGCCGTATCGACGACCTGACGCTCGGGCCGCCGGGCGCCGCCGCCCCGCTGTTCGTCACGCTCGGCCGCAACGCGCCGCCGCGGCGCCACTCGTCGATCGAGAACGCGCAGCGCCGCGGCGTGGCACTCGTGCGCAGCGAACGCGAATCCGAGGTGCTGGTGCTCGAGCCGGTCGGCCGGATCGTGCGCGGCACCGAGTGGCGTCCGCGATGATGGTTGCATGACCGCCGCGCAAGTCCCGTAGCCTCGTGCGGCGTTTTGATGGGCGGCGAATCTCGCCGCCCTTTTTTATTCCCATTTCTCATTGGAGCATCGGCGTGCCTCCGCGACGCCGATCAGCAGGTTCGTCTCCGTGAGCAATTCCGACTGCGGCCTGATACGCCAAGCAACCGCCAGCTACATCGCCCGTGCGCGCGGTAGTGCAGTCGATTCCCTGCTGACCAAAACCTTTCGCGGATCACGCTGAGCAGGCGGGTCCCAAATATTCCTGTTTGGTGAGATACGAAACATGAAACACATCGCACAAAACCTTGCTCGCGCTCTGCTATGCGTTACGACGATCGCGACGCTGGGCGCCTGCAACGATGCAGATGTTGCCTCGCGCAACCTTTCGACGGCCGCAGACAACTTCGAGATCAATCGCCGCGTCGTGTTCTACAACGGCATCACCGGCGACTACATCCTCACGATCGAGGGCCATTGCTCGAAGGGAAACGACGATACCGACAAGAAGCTGACGATCACCTGCAAGGTCGGACCGGGCCAGTACAAGAAGCACTACCTCGGTCTGTCGGACAACGTTACGTACTTCATGGAACAGATCGATCCTGCGCCGGCCGATGTCTACCACTACAAGGTGGTGTTCAAGCCGTCCGTGATCGCGCCGGATATCTCGGTCAAGTGAGGACACCATGACGAACAACACCACCGCAGCAGAAACGTTGACGCTCCACGAACTCAATCTCGTGGAGCGGCTTCGAGATGCAAATCGAGACATCTTTCCGTCGCACAGAAATGGCCTGATCGCGCTGATCGAACGTCTCACCTCCCCGCGAGCAGCAGTGCCCGCTGATCGGCGCAAGGATTTCGAGACTGCAATGGCGGCTATTCCGGTCGAGGACGGCAATCCAACATCTTTCATTCGGGATGGCGACGACAGTTATGTGCAGCATCACGTGGAATCTGCGTGGCTAGGCTTCTCTCTCGCGTGTCAAATGCTCGACGCCGCTCCCGCCGCCCCGGTCGCCGAAGCCGAGCCGGCGCCCGATCCGCTGCGCCGGCGTGTCGAGCGTCTGCTCGTTGAACTGCACGCAGAAGGACGCTTGAGCGAAGGTCAATGCGCGAAGATGCTCGACATCTCTAGCGTCGAATGGCGCGAGCTCGTGGAATTCCTCGCACCTGGCGCTCAGGCTGTCGCCGAGTACGACGGCAACCACGTACAGAACCACTGCACCGAGTGCAACGAGCATGAAGCAGAATGCTCGTGCGCTCAGGCTGTCGCCGCTGATGGGGAGGCGCAGGACGAGCCGCGCCTCGATAACCCGGCGCAGATAGGCAGCACACGCTTCGGCAAGGGCGTTAAATGGTCGACGGTTATCGGCGCTGCACAGCGGCATTTCGACTTCATGCAAAACCCGGATAACGAGGGGCGCCGCATGGTAAATGCTGTTCTTGGCGATGCGAACGAACCCGATGCCCCCAAGGAATCCCCAGAGCAGACGATGGAGCGCCTAACTCGCGAGTTCGATGCGCTTCCCCCGCTGATGAAGAACGTGTTACTCGCCAAGCAATCAGGCGCCTTGCCATCCCGCATAGAAGCCTTGCGAAAAGGGCTTTTTCACGCTCGCGACGCCTTGCATCGTGCATCTGAGCATCCTGGCCTCGATGCGACATCCAAAGCGGGAATCAGAGGATGGATAGCCGATGCGAACCGCGTTCTTAACGGCGAAGATGCCGAGCGCGCAGCAGTATCGCCGGCCACGGCCGAGTCTTGCGCCGGGATGCCCGACGAGGTTCGCGACTCGCTGATGGACAGCCAATACCTCGCGGGCGTCAAAGCGGGCTGGAATGCTGCGAACGCAGCCGATCCGAATGCGGCGCTGGAGAAGATTCACGCCAGCCGCGCCGGCTACTTGCGCCCCCTGCGTGATTGGCAGAAAGCCGGACGCCCCGGCGTTCCCGCGACGCCGGCCACGGCCGACGAGCGGGCGGCGTTCATCGAAGCGATCGTGCCTATCCTGGCAGTTCACGGCCACAAAGACATCGCGGAACGCGTCGCCAATCAAGTCGTAGATGGCAATCAGCTTCCGTACCAAATGTTCGTTGCTGGCCGCGCATCGCAGGCCGCCGCACCTCAAGCAGCCACGGCCGACGAGCGGCCGCCGCAGAAATATGACCCTTGCGACCCTGGCAACTGGCGCGATGGGAATGATGCGGTGGGCGATTACCAAGCCGCCCGCGCGCTGGCCGCCGCACCGGCCGATGCGCGCGAGCCGGAATGTCCGCGCTGCAATGGTAGTGGCGACGCCATCGCCTACAGCGACAACGGGCCGGACGCTACCGAGGAAGCGGTCAACTGCCCGCACTGCAACGGGCATGGCACGCTCGCGGAAGCCTATGCAGGTGTCGTCGCCGCACTCGAAAAGGCGAACAACGAATACCTCGCGCTGTGCGGCAAGCAGTATTTCGCCCCTGCTGATGCGGGAGAGGCGGTGGCGTCCGTCTCCATTTCGAAGCCCGGCGATTCGCTCACGGGTGTTTCGTTTATGTCTCTCACCGAACACGGGCGCCAGACTCTCGGCAAGGGAAAGCATCTGCTCTACGTGGCGTCCCCTGATGGCGCGGGAGATGCGGGGGCGCCGAGCGCAGACCTGATTGCACGTTGCCGCGAACTCCTAGAACTGAGCGATCTCGGAGAGTCAGATCAAACGGCACTACGCGCTCTCTCAGATACATACCGACGTGATATCAGCTGGCAAGATCGACTCGTCGTCGCTAAGAGTCAAACTCATCGAGAAGCCATGCAACTCGTGCTCGACGTCGCTCGTGCTCAGGGCGCGCAGGGTGGGAAGGGAGGCGAAGCGTGAAAACAGTCCTCGCATGGATTGGGGGTGCAGTCGTCGGCCTTTACGCGGCCGGCTGCTTCGGACCCGGCCATTTCGTTCTGTACTACGGTGAGCGCGCGCTCACGTGCATCAATGGAGACACCCGATGAGCGACAAGCTGAGCGACGAACAACTGCTGAAGATCTGGAAATGCGCCAACGGCACACATCCGGATTTGGGCATCTTCACGCGCATGGTGATCGACTACGGGCGCGCAGTACTTGCCGCCGCCTCGCCTGCGCCGGCTATCTCGGAAAGCGAGGATGCGGCGCCGAGCTTTGCATCGCCGTTGACGCCCTTCGGCCAACTCGTGCGTTCGCTGCGAGTTGTTACCGGCGCGCTGCTTGGTGATATGGCGCGCGCCATGGGGGTGTCGTCGGCCGAACTTTCGGCAATCGAATTCGGGAAACGCCCTATCAATCCAGATCAGGTCAAGGCCATCTCGGACTTCTTCGAAAACTACGGCCTGCCGAGAACTGCGCCGTTGCTCATGCTCGCCTGCCTCGCCGCACGCAAGGAGAATCAATCGTGAAAGAGCGGCCGATTATTTTCAGCGCGCCGATGGTGCGCGCCATTCTCGACGGGCGCAAGACTCAGACGCGGCGCGTCGCGAAAGAATTCGCCGGGAAAGATAACCTCGACGCGATTCTGCGCCGCTTTCCGAACCAGCAGGGATGTCCGCATGGCGAGCCCGGCGACCGCCTGTGGGTGCGCGAGTCGTTCTGGGGATGTGACGCACCCGGCTTCGGCGATCAACCGTGCGTAGTCTATGACGACGAATGGCATGGCAAGGAATACCGTCCGGCAGAAATCCGACCTTGGGCTCGAAAGTTCGGCCGAATCCCGGCAATCCACATGCCACGCGACTGCTCGCGCATCACGCTCGAAATCACCGGCGTGCGCGTCGAGCGGTTGCATGGCATCAGTGAACAGGACGCGGTCGCCGAAGGCATCGACAAAACCGCTTCCGGCTTCTGGAGCACCTACGGGCAACGCGAAGTGGACGGCACGTTTTCGCCGCGCAGCTCGTTTCAGTCCCTGTGGGAATCTATCAACGGCCCTTTCTCATGGGAAGCCAATCCCTGGGTCTGGGTCATCGAGTTTGCGCGCATCACCGACGAAGCTGGAGGTGGATCTTGAACGATCGAGAACTGTTGGAACTCGCGGCGAAGGCAGCAGGCATCGTAGGAACCTACGTGCGCGTCCATCAAGCCTACGGCGATCAGTGGGTCGAGGGGATCGATACAGGCGCGCTTGTGTTCTGGAATCCTCTCACCGACGACGGCGACGCGCTGCGGCTGGCGGTGAAGCTGCGCATGGACATCGATATCAGCATCAACGCGGGCTACGTCAGCGTCACCGCTCATCGTGAGCCTGACGAGCGCGTGTTCATCGTTGAAAAGCCCGGCGACTCGGCCGAAGCACTGCGCCGCGCCATCACCCGCGCTGCCGCCGAGATCGCCCGCACTACTGATACCGGAGGGGAAGCGTGAAAGTCACCATCGACACCAACGTGACGCTTTTGCCGGTCAAGACGCGCCCCAATCTCGGTGACGAGCGCGTGTTCTCCACGGTTCCGACTACGGCCTGCTGGCACAAGCGCTACATCATCGACGACAAGGCCGCCGAGGTGACCTGCGCCGACTGCAAGGAAAAGCTCAATCCGATGTGGGTGCTGCAGCAGCTCAGCCAGGCAGAGCATCGCTATCACGAGCTGCACGCTCGGTATCACGACGAGCTGAAACGGCTCGGCGAACGCTCGCGCACCAAGTGCCAGCACTGTGGTCAACTCACGAGGATATCGAAATCATGACCGTCTACGTCGACGACATGTACCTCTACCCGGCCGGTCGATTTGGCCGCATGAAGATGTCACACCTCATCGCGGATACGACCGAGGAGCTGCTCGCGATGGTGTGCGAGATCGGCGTCAATCCGAAATGGATACAGCACCCCGGCACGCGCGACGAGCATTTCGACATCGCGCTCGTGAAACGCGCCGCCGCGATCAGCGCCGGCGCGCGGCCGATCACTTATGAGCAGTGCGGCGCGATGAACAAGCGCCGGCGTGTGACAGGCGTGCTCGGCTCGCCAGACGACGCCGTCGAGTGGCTGCAGGCATTCGTTGAACAGCGCGGCCGAGAGAGGCGTGCCCGCGTCGCCGCGAACGCGCTGTAGCCCTACCCTATCGCAACGCGCTATCGATGCGCCGCCGCGACTCGTCCGTGCGGTACTCGATCGCGAGCTGCGTGGTGATAACGACGCCGGCCGGCAGCATTCGGATCGGATCCTCTCGGAACAGCACCTCGCCGTCACGGGTGCGCACGATCAGCATGCCCACGACGACCTTCGGCCCGACCCCGTCCGCCTCGCGCTCGATTGCGTCGATCGTGACGTCGTAGCCGCGGTAGTGGAATTGGGCAGTCGTCATGCGCGCGCCGCCGTGTGGAGCTGTTCGTAGATTTCGCGCATGCCACGATGCGTACATGGCCGGCCCGGCGCCACACGCTCGATCTCCGCTCGGATAGCTGCTCGGTCGAGGCCTGGCCGGCGCAGTAGGCCGTACAACGCGTCGATGTGGTCGACGTGCAGGAATTTCTTGCTCTTCAGGTTGAACCAGATGCGCAGCTTACCGTCGCGCATCACGTCGACGCTCAGCCGCCGCTCGCGCGCGAGCTCGAACACCCTCGAGCGGAACTCGTTCTTCGTCACGTTTCCTCCTCAACCGTAGCGGCTTAGCCACTCCTCCGAAAACTGCTTCGCGTACTTCACCGCCTCGGCCTTCGTATCGAACGTGCCGAGCGCGCGAAACGCCGCCTCCCTGCTGCAACCCTTCTTCGTCACCTCCACCTGCGCCGCAAACCGCCCGTCCCCGGTCAGCCGCGGCGCGCAGTTCATCTCATACCCGCGCATCAGGAAAACGGTCTGCATCTGGTGCCCCACTCGAATCATTTCGAAAGGATCCTAGCATGTCGAAGTTGCCCCTCCGTGGCTCAGTCGGCGCCGCGCGGCCGGCCGCCCGCGGCGCCCAGAAGCCGCGCGCGCGGCGCGCGCCGGTCGTGAACCCCTTTCTCGTGGCCGCCGGCCTGGTGCGCGCGCCGGCCGGCACGCCGGGCCGCGTCTTCAAGCAGCCGATGAACCCCGACGACGAGGTGCCGGCGTGAGCGAGAACAGCAAGATTGAATGGTGCGACCACACGCTGAATCCCTGGATTGGCTGTGCGAAGGTCTCGCCGGGCTGCGACAACTGCTACGCCGAAGCGATGATGGACACGCGCCTGCGCCGCGTGACGTGGGGCGCCGGCCAACTGCGCTCGCGCACGTCGGCTGCAAACTGGCGCGAGCCGGTGCGATGGAACGCGCAGCACCAGCAGTTCTTTGCCGTCCACGGCCGGCGACAGCGCGTCTTCTGCGCGTCGCTCGCCGACGTGTTCGACAACGCCGTGCCGGCGATCTGGCGCCGCGACCTCGGCGCTCTGATCGAATCCACGCCGAACCTGGACTGGCTGCTGCTCACGAAGCGGATCGGCAATGCGGCCGCGATGCTGGTCGACATGTTCCCGGGCGGCATGCCGGATCACGTCTGGCTCGGCGCGACCGTTGTGAATCAGAACGAGGCCGACCGCGACGTCCCGAAGTTGCTGGCCACGCCAGCGCGCGTGCGCTTCCTGTCGATCGAGCCGATGCTCGGGCCGATCGATCTCAACCAGGCGCTCCCGCCGTTTCATTGTGACACCTGCGACGCCGACTATGGCGCGCTGTCGGCCCACGCATCTGGAACGCCGATCGGCATCGACTGGGTCATCGCCGGCGGCGAAAGCGGCCACCGCGCGCGGCCCGCCCATCCCGACTGGTTCCGCTCGTTGCGCGACCAGTGTGCGGCTGCGGGCGTGCCGTTCATGTTCAAGCAGTGGGGAGAGTACCTGCCATGGACGCACTTTCATGGCGCGTGCATCGACGATCGTCCTGAACAAACTCGCTTCCAAACCATGGAATGGACCGGTGACCAGTGGGGCGATGTCGGCTACCCGCTGGCCGCCGACTCTGCTGACGGCGACATCGACGGCCTGCAGTGCGTCGGCCGCGTCGGCAAGCGCGCCGCCGGCCGGCTGCTCGACGGCGTCGAGCACAACGGATTTCCCGAGGTTTCCCGATGAAAGCCAAGTTCAAGATCGAGCGTCCGGACAACATTCCGATGACGCTCACCCTCACGATGACCGGCGGTCAGTGGAAGAAGCTGCGCGAGCAGCTCGCGAGCACGTATCCGTCGTGGAAGCTGGCAAGCACGATCGATGCGATGGTTGGCCAGGCGTCGGCCGTGTTCGAGGATACGAAGGAGCTCGATCTATGAAGCAGCGCTCGATCGTGTTCACGTCCTTAGAGGTCGTCGCGACGCTGCGCCGCGACAAGACGCAGATGCGCCTCGCCATCAAGCTTCCGCACCACAACCCGCTCGGCGAATGGGAGCCGACAACGATCGGCGGTCCGAATGGCGGCCGCACCGCCTCCGGCGAGACGGTGCCCGTGCAGGGCGCCATCTGGCACACGCGAACCGGCGACAGCCTGATATGTCCGCTCGGCCAGCCGGGCGATCGGCTCTGGGCGCGCGAGGCGTTCCGCTTCACGGCCGAGTTCGACGGCGACAGCCCGGCGCGTGTCGCCGAGCGATGCCTCGACGCCGGCTATCGGGAGCCGTGGGCACCGATCCGCTACGAGGCCGACGGAGCAAAGCGCCACTGGGAGTTCACCGGTGCGCCGCCCGGGCGCCTGCGGTCAGCGCGACACATGCCGATCTGGGCCTCGCGGCTCTCGCTTCACGTCGTCGGCATCCGCATCGAGCGCCTGCAGTCTATCAGCGAGGCCGACGCGCGCGCCGAGGCGGCGCCGCTCGAAGAACACCACACGCGCGGCTACTGCGCCGGCGAGAGCCGGCAGCCTAGTATCCGCGCGTTCCGCGATGCCTGGGACCGGGAGCACGCCGCACGCGGCTACGCGTGGGATGCGAGTCCGTGGGTCTGGGTGATTTCGTTTCGACTGGCCGCAAGCGCGGCCGCAGGAGAGTGAACATGGCAAGTCATGCCACCTTCGAAATTTCCGCTGTCAGCTATGAAGGGCTCAGCGTCAAAACCGGCTCGGGAGAACCAGGGCGCCTAGCCGTGATCGATGCGCACGGCAACGTGGTGGATGCTAGCCCAGAGGTCGCGCGTGCAGCATTCGATGCCGCAGTACGCTCGTACCGCAATTTCCTCATGGGAACCGGGCACCTGCGCGTGCTCGCGCACCCGGCCGATCGCAAATCCTAACCCCCCCTCCGCCTTGCTTCTTGTCTTCGATTGATGCTCCGCCAACGCCGCGCGCTCGGCAGCCGGGCCTGCGCCGAATCGTATATTTTTAATATCCTACGGGCAGCCGAGACTGACAAATCCTACTTTTGGGGTATGGGACATCGGAATCTTGTGGGGGTGGAGCAGCAAAACCGAGAGTTTACAGCTATTTAGGGTTGAGCGACCCAAAACGAGCGACGAGCGGCAGCGCCAAGCGGCGCCTGCGCGTCGCTCGCGGATGCACCGCGCGAACTGCTTGAACCGTAGCTCCCCTGCGCGAAGGCGGCGCTCGACGCAGCCTTGCACCGGCACATCGATCACCCATCCCCAAAATGAAAAAGGCCGCCCGAGGGCGGCCCGTCGATCGCGCGTGTCGCGGTTCCGTACAGCGGGACCCACCTCGTCGGTGACCGAACTGATGAGGTCGGGCGGCAACTCGGCGCCGCAGTGCTCGGCCAGAAACGCCTGAATCTCGCGTCCGCTCATGCCGTTGGCGCTGTTGCGCTCGTTGGCCTGAGCAGGCACTCGGGCAACTCGGACAGCGGCCCTCGGCCCGCGGCTTGACGCGCCACCATTCGCCTTGGCTGCGTCATCGGCCTGCCCATGACTTTCACACCGCATGACAAGCGGCGCACTCGGCATGCTCCAGCGAGGTGGCGGATGCAATCGATAACCAGCGAAGCTACGAGTTCGCGTCGTGCTGCTGTCCGTCGAAGTTCAGCCTCGCCGCGCGGAAGACGTCCGCATTCTCGACGATCTCGACGATCCAGGTCCACAGCGGGACCATGCGAACGAGCAGCTCCATGCCCATCTCGGAAAGCTCATACTCGACCCTGGGCGGTATCGATTCGAAATCATGGCGGATCACCAGGCCGTCACGCTCGAGCTGTCGCAACGTGAGGGTCAACATGCGTTGCGTGACGCCGTGCATGCGCCTGCCGATTTCTGCATGGCGCAGTCTGCCGTACACGCCGAGCGTGTGGATGACACCGAGTGACCAACGGTTTCCGGCATGCGCGAGCAGTTCGCGCCGCAGTCCGTCGTCATCGTCCCGCAGGCCGTCGCACACGGTCTGCGAATAGTTGAGAAGTTCGTCTCGATCCAACTGCAGCTCTCCCGGTATCACGCATGTGCCTTCTTTCATGCACGCCTGCGCATTGCTAGACTGCCGCCACACCTTCATTGGCAGACTGGCTAGATGATGAACCAAAATGATCCCGATTCCATGTCGCAAAACATCCTCGTGCTCGGCGCCGGCGAACTCGGCCTCCCGGTGCTGCGCCATCTCGCGCGCCGCGCGAAGCACGTGGATGGCGCGAAGATCAGCGTGCTGTTGCGCGCAAGTGCCCTCGAGTCCGGTGCGCCCGGCAAGCGAAAGGATCTCGCGGAAATCCAAGGTCTTGGGATCGAGACGGTCGCGGGCGATCTGGTGAAGCATTCCATCACCGAGCTTGCCGAAGTATTCGCACGATATGACACGGTCATCGGTTGCGCGGGCTATGCCGCCGGCATCGACACGCCAATGAAGCTGGCGCGGGCGGCCCTGCAGGCAGGCATCCCGAGATACTTCCCATGGCAGTTCGGGGTCGATTTCGACGTGATCGGTCGCGGCAGTCCGCAGGACATCTTCGACGCGCAACTGGACGTGCGCGAGTTGTTGCGCAGTCAGCATCGGACCGAGTGGGTGATCGTCTCGACCGGCATGTTCATGAGCTACCTGTTCGAGCCGGACTTCGGTGTCGTCGATCTGCAAAACGACACCGTTCACGCCCTGGGCAGCCTCGATACCGCCGTGACGCTGACCACGCCCGATGATATCGGCGCGCTGACCGCCGCGATCGTGTTCGCGCAACCGCGTATCCGGAACGAGATCGTGTATCTGGCCGGCGACACCGTGACTTACGGGGAAGTCGCCGACAAGCTGCAAGCCGCCCTCGGCCGCCCCTTCCGCCGTTGCGCCTGGAGCGAGCAGTACCTGCTGGACGAACTGGCGCGCGATCCGCACAACATGATGCGCAAGTATCGCGCGGCTTTTGCTCAAGGGCGGGGTGTCGC